CTGTTCGTTACAAACATTAGTAAAACCAAAATGTTTATCTTTAATAGACCACAGACCTAGACCAATAACTATAGGTATTATAAAAACAATTAAAACTCCAATAAAATATTTCATAATTTTTTTTTTCATATTAGTGTGGATATGTTTTCTTTTAGAGTAATAGTTATTTTGGTAATGAGATTGGCGACACCCATCCAATTTAAACTATATTTAATACTCATTTTAAAAATTTGATTGTCTCTTCTATTTCAAACCATTCATAAATTTCTTCCATAATTGCGGCATATACTTTACTAGTAATTTCTTGCTCAGTTGGATTGTCATTATGTTTGCAGGCTCTACGATAACCTAAAAGAGTACCATTTTCAATACATTGTTCAAGTACAGGCATAAATTTTGGACGTATAATCATAGTTAGTCAAATTCTTATTATATTAAAATTATATTAGATCATCTTTTTGAGCGTTTGAAAATTTAGCACTAGCATACCTAATAGTTAGAACTGCTAGACTAATAATGAATACAGCAATACTTACTGCCAACATTTCATGTATGTTAACAGGCAAATGACTCATTATGTCAACCATGTGTCTGGTTAGAGCTGTTATAGCAATGTAAAGTAGAAATCTTACAGGCATATGATTGGTTTTAAAATATATGCCTACCATGGCACCAATTTCTAAGTAGATAAACATCAACAATAGATCAGTTACGGTAGCATGTGTTTTTTCAAACAGGCCCACAAAAGTCCAAATAGCAGCCCAAACTGTAGCAGCACCTATAGTAAAAAGAGCTAGCCTATGAAAAATTTCAACTAAAATATTTCCAAAATTATTTAGATAACAAAGTGATTTATTCATTAGTCAAGTCCAAAGACTGTCTCTTATTTTTATAAGACGAATCATCATAACCTCATCTTCTGTTTTATAAGCTTGTTCAATTTCTTGACTTTTATCTAGAGCTACACGACCCATTTCTGCTTCCTCAGGTGTACGGTCTTCCATATCAAATATACTACCATCACGCTTACGCTTTAGAGCACAATAGGCAGTCCAACCACTTGCATCATGAACATATGGACGATTAGGATAAATTTCAGTCCACCATTTATAAAGTGTTAAAATTTCTTGAGCTTTAATAGCTTGATAGGTGGACTTTCCAATGTTTTCGTGATTTTCTCCGAGATCTTCTTCGTTCCATACTAGATTACATTGCCAATTGAGATTATCTAATCCAGCTTCTCGGCAACGCCATGTTCTCCAACGAAACCAACCCCAAGAGTAAAAAGGGGTTTTATATTTTTTTTGTGCTTCTTTATCCCAAGCAACATGCCACCATGCTAGTTCACACTCAACAAAATTAACAAGTTCATTAAAAAGACAAGGTAAAAAACGATTACCTACATCTGTCCATTGGCCAGGTTTAATATCTCTAGGGTGAGCAGTAAGACTATGAGTGCGAGTAATCCAACGATTGTTGATATAATATTTACAATCGTAAATTTTATCTATAGGCCACCATAGAAAGGTTTGGATATAATCCAAACCTTTTTCAGCCATCCAATATCTTATAGGATATTTTTCTTTACTTGCTCTTTTCCATTTGGCCCAACCTAAACTGGTTTCAACAGTGGGTTTTTTTATACCGCGTAACCAATCAGCAAAATTACTACATGACCAATATTTGATTTTTTGCATTTTTTACTTAATATTAAAAATAGAGTCAATTTTTAAACTGTTTTTCTTTTACCATTGACTCAAAGGTTTGCCATAATCGTTTAAATTTAAACTCATATACACAGGCCAAAGATGTCATATCTGCTACATTAGCACCCTGTGCTTCCATCATAGAAATTTCATCTGTAATTTTCCAACACTCTAAAATTTGTTGTTCTAAATCAAATCTATTACTCATATTAATCCTTTATAAGGAAGAAATTATTTATAATACTATTTTTTTATAAAAAATAAACATACAAATATTATAAGTAAACTAATTATAATACTATTTGTTATAATTAACTCAATCTCATCCATTAATAATATTTTGGTTCTGTTAGAGTAAATTTAATTTTCTGTGGGCTACACCTACTTTCTACAATAGGTGGTCTGTTTTTATCAATTTTAATATGTTGTTCCATAACCGCTGTTTCTTTTAAACATTCTTCTTTAGTTGAGAAAGTATCCATATGTGTAGCCAAACCACAATTTTGATTCATGCACCAAAAAACAATACCAATCCAAAAGTCTATAGTGTATATAATGACATTCATATATTATTCTTTATATAAAAATATTTAATTATGTTAATTACTACTTTTAATGAGATTAAATGCATCTGTAATATCTTTAATTTTGTTATGATCACGAATAATTATTTTAATAATTTCTTCTATCATATTATTAAGTGTAATATCTTGTTCATTTGCCATTTTAGTAAGTTGAAACAATTCATTATTTTCTAATTTAACTATAGTACTTACTTTTGTGTTATATGTAATACCGGCAATAATACTCTGTGCTTTATCAATAAAGTCTTCATCTACTTCAAGATCAATAAAATTAACTCCTTCCCAAGCCTCTTTGTCATTATCTAATCTAGAATCAATCATACGGTATGCACAATTATTTTTGTAATCGCACACCTCTACAGCATATACGGTTTGATCTTTTGTGCTAAAAATTATATTAGCACTACAACCATTATGATTACCATTCCAAAAAGTAAATGAATAGAGATTTGGAATATTTGTGTAACATTCACTACCCTCAGTAATACGATAATTAATTAATTCCATAAAGGTTTTTATATTAATCATTATTTAACTCATTTTTTAAGTTTATAATATAGCTAATATTTTATATTTTAATTTTTTGGTACGGATGGCGGGATTCGAACCCGCATGACTCAGATTTTAAGTCTGATATGTATACCGATTCCATCACATCCGCATATTATGCTTCGTATCTTTAGTTTTTAATACGTCTAATAAGGGGAGAAAGATAGATTAGGTATTTCAAAATATTCTTTTTCTTCAATTAATGTTATTGACTGTAATTCTGCATTAATTGTTTCAATATTATAAGGATCTTCTAGATCAAGATAACGATTATATTCATATTCAAACTCCATGATATTATCAGCAGTAAAGTATTCAGGATAATTCATATTTACTATTTATATATCACAGTTTAATAAAAATTTATTCTGGCCTGCATAACAGGCCAGAATGTTTTAAGCGCTAAGTTTAGTTGCTAGTTGTTCTAGTACTTCATAATTTGCTTTTTCAAGACTCTCAAAAAGCTCGCTAGGAACACCAACTGCGCTAGCAATACGCTCAACAAGATCGCTTTTACGAACACGAGGCTGAGTAAGTTTATTTTTAGCTACATAAACACCCTCGCGACTAAGTTTAGCGACGATACTACGAGTACTTTTACCAAGAGTAACTGCAATTTGTTCAATTGGAGTACCTGCTTTATACTGATCAACAAGCATTTGTGTTTGTTCAGCAGTATAATTTTGATTTTTGTTTTCCACTTCTTTTCCTTAAAAAATTTAATTAATAATATATATATAATTATACGGGAAAAATTTAAAATATTAAGTAAATATTTTTTAGTTTATTTAGGTTTTATTGATACCCGTCTAATTAAGAATATATTATACAGATATCCAGTTAGCAAGTCAAATAAATAATTTTACTCTTTAAATAAGAATTGTTTAAATTTAGGGGCAATTAATTTGCTCCAACTAGCTACTTGCCAACCAGCAATTGCACCTAATAAACCTATAAATATTTTTAAAGGCAACAATAATCCAATAGCTATAATTAGCGAATAAGTTACTATATATACAAATATACTACAAGTAAAAGTTTTATCTTTTAAACTAGATTTAAATTCATTTATCCATTGTCTCATCTTCATCGCATTCTCCTACAGGCCACCAACGCATATGATTACTAGCCCAATTTGCATCATTTTCTGGATAACCATTATCAATAAGCCATTGTTTAATAGGCTTATCTCTTTTGTAAATTTTAGGAAAACCATAACGCCAACCGCTTGGCGGATCAATCCACATCATCATAGTTATTTTCTCCGAATAAAATATTTAATTATAGTATGATTTTTATTATATATAAAAAATAGCATTGACAAATATCAATGCTTATTAATTTTAAGTACTATGGTTTGCTGCATAAGAAATTTAAACTTTTGGTCTATAATTTATAAAAGATTGTTGCTCTATTTCTACTAAGCTACTAACATATATTTTATGTTTAAGCTAATTCTTTACTTAAATCTAAGTAAGATGCAGGCTCTGTTGTAATATTTGCTGAAGTTATAATAAAAGGACAATTTATGCGTAAACAACTATAGTCTATATTATTAGTATTTATACAACATATTTTACATCTTTTATATTGTCCTATAAAAGATACTGGTTGCACGTGTTCAATTAATTTTATCATTGTTTGTTTTAATTCTATAACTTGTTTTTCCAATTCTGCTAATTTGTACTCTAGTTTATTATCATAATTCATATAGTCTATACTAAAATAAAATTATTTTTGATTTTCATAACTAAGTTTTTGTTGTGCTCTTGCACCCTCATGAAAGGCTTCTTGGAGCCAATACTGTAATGTATCTCTATCAATTTTATTTTCATCTAACATAGAATGTAAAAATTTTATACGATTATACTTATTTTTATTAGTAGGAAACGGCTCATTAAATGCCCATTGAATAAAATATTTTTGTATTTTAATATTCATTATTAATTTTCTTTTATGTTAATTATATTTAATATAAAAATATACATATATTATCTTCTCATTGCACTAATATCTTTAGCTTCTTGTTTAGTGAAAATAGGTATAGCATTTGATTTGTGCAGTGTAGCAATACCAATAATATTAGTACCTGTATATTTCATTGAAGGTCGTTTAGCACCTATACCTACACCGCTGTCACGACTAGGAATATATTGCATTTCGCGACCTGGTGGAGGTTGCAGTTTAGGAAGTTTATTAGGAAAATATTTGTGCATAACTTATCTCACTGAGTAAAAATATATTATAACCTATCTAAGCATTATCGTCAAGATTATATTTTTTTACTAAATGTCTAAGCTGACTAATTAACCATCTAATAGTTCCTTGATAATTTTGTATTCTTAATCTTTGCCCAGGTAACCATTCTGGCATAAGTGTAAGAGCTAATTCTTCGTCATTTGTTATATATACTATATTACTTGTGTCCTCTGGAAAACTGATTATTTTTTTAGCTTTAATAGTAATATATTCTGTATCTTCAAATTTATTGTTAGCTATTTTTTCAATAAATTCAATACTAAAAGGACGTTTTATATGTAATTTAACTCCGTTACTATTTTCAGCTTCTTTTAATAAAGATAGAGGCAAATCTATAACTGTAATTGGCTCTAGGTCTGGGGTATATAAAACTATATTCATAAAATATTAACCTTTAACTTTGTTAAATTAATAATATTTAAATGTATTATTCTTGATATTTAGATTTAAAATCAGCTATAGCTGCTTTAATTGCGTCTTCTGCTAGAATTGAACAATGAATCTTGACTGGAGGTAAAGAAAGTTCTTCCGCAATATCAACATTTTTAATTTTAGCTGCTTGATCAAGTGTTTTTCCTTTAACCCATTCTGTAATTAATGAACTACTTGCAATAGCACTTCCACAACCATATGTTTTAAATTTAGCATCTGTAATTAATCCTTCTTTATTTACTTGTATTTGTAATTTCATAACATCACCACAAGCAGGTGCACCAACCATACCCGTACCTATTCTTTTTATTTCTTTAGAAAAACTTCCTACATTACGAGGATTTTCATAATGATCTAAAACTTGTAATGAATATGGCATAACTATGCTCCAAAACTTGACCCACAGCCGCAGGTAGTAGTAGCATTTGGATTTTTAATTACAAATTGTGCTGAACCAATATCTTTCTTATAATCTATTTCTGCTCCGCTAAGATAAGTCATAGATATAGCATCTACTAATACTTTTACACTATTATGTTCAAATACAAAATCATCTTCTGCTTGATTTTCATCAAAAGTAAATCCATATTGAAATCCACTACAGCCTCCTCCTTGTACAAACACTCTAAGTGGATCTGTAGTATTTTCTTCTAGCATTACTTGTTCTATTTGATTATAAGCTTTATTAGTAATTACTAACATATTATTCTTCTCTTGTATAGTTGAATATATTATTTTATCCATATTGGGTTTACCTATTAATTTAGCATTATAATTATTATTTGCCTATACATATGCAGATAATATTTAATATTCATTAATCCGTATTTAAAGTTTGTACTTATACATTACTCAAAAAATACTCCTATAGTTATAGGTGCTACTTGTTTTAGTTCCTTAAGAATATTATTAGCTATAATTCTATGTTCTTTTTGTGTACTAAGATCAAGCCTTTGTTTTAAATAAAATATCCAACTACGTAATGTTCCATTCATATACATACGACTAGGAGTTAATCCTTCTGGCAATAGTGCTCGAGCTTGTTCTTTTGCAACCCCCATATTAATAGCCCAGTCATAATGTTTTTGTATATTTTTGGCAATGCATTTTACTCTATGTTTCCACTCTGCTTCTAAAATACGATGATTGTCATTGTTATAGTCTAAATCTAGACTATTTTGTTTATTTTTCTTATCTTGTAATCTAAGCTCTCGTGTACAATCTAACTGACCAAGTTTTTCAATTGTTTGATACCTTTGTGAAAATTCTTGAAAATTAAATGATCGATGTCGTAATATTTGGCGACCAATGTCACGAGTTGTATTAATTTCCATACAAACATTAACCATTTCAAACGGACTAACGTGACCTTCTTTAATCATATAATTAAGTAATCTACTATACTCACTATTCATTTGATTTTTAGGATTACTTACTCTAGCAATTTGTGCTATATTTTTATCTATTTCTGGTGTTGCCCACCAAATGCGCGCTGTATGCATAAGTAGAAAATATTTATGTTAATAATACTTTATTATATAAAATTAATTAAAAATTTTCAAGCCAAAATATTAATATGTTAGCGCCAACATGCAAAAAAATATACTAGACAAAAACTTCCATAGATGCTATAATATACAAAAAGGAGTATACAAATGTCTAAAAATATTGATTATACTATTAAATTAGAAAATTTAATAATAAATATCCTTTTACCCGCATATGAAGATTATTGCAGACGATATCCTTTTAGTCCTTTAGCTAATAAAAATATTGACTATAGTATACTAACAGAAATAAAACAGAAAAAAGATCCTGGAGCATTACTAAAACCTAAAAAAATTTTATCTTGAAAATTTTTCTTTTATTTGCTAAAATATTATTTTAGTAATAAATTAACGCGGTGTTTGTGCATTGACCGCGTAGTTATAAAAATAACTCAATTGTGCAAAAATCTAGTATCGAAAGTAGCTACAGTAATAGTGCTGGGACAACTAGATGCCGAGATTAAAAATCCCGTTACTGAGGGTCGCTCAAAAAATCCTCTAATAGAAGCTTTCTAGTAGAAGCCTTCTACTAGAGGCTAGTAATCGGAGGTTAAACTAGTAAAATATTCCTCCGTTTTAAATCTTGCTTAATTTACAAGGAGATATCCATGACACAACTAGATTTAGTAAATCACGCAATTATTGGGTTTGATAGAATTTTTAATCAACTAGATAATGTACGTAGTAGTACAAAAACCTATCCCCCACATAATGTAATAAAACTAGATGAAAATAATTGGCTTATAGAATTAGCAGCAGCTGGTTTTACTAAAACTGAGCTATCTATAGAACTTAATGAAAATATGTTAGCAATTCGCGGACGTAAAGTAGATCAAGAAGATCGTAAAAATTATGTCTATAGAGGATTAGCAATGCGTAACTTTGAAAAAAGTTTGTATATTCAAGACAATATTAAAATTAAATATGCAGAATATAAAGATGGTATGTTAAATGTATATTTAGAACAAATAATTCCTGAAAACAAAAAACCAAAAGTTATTATAATTAACTAAATTACAAGGGACAGTATTGTCCCTTTAAAACATTATGCCAAAGTCAGAAGATTTTTTACAACAAAAACAGTTAGATATGTTTTTTGGTGGTGCATCGCCACCTTTACAAAATTCACTAGAAAATAAAAATTTAAGTAAGAAAACTTTAGAAAATAAAGAAGATACAAAAAATACTGCGTTTAATAATAACAATTTTGTATCAAACTTAAATAATTCTAGTGTATTAAAACTTAGCTCAATTAATCCTCTTAGCGAAGATTTTATTAAAAAATATAACTACAAAGTAAATTTTGATGTAAATAATGCATTAAAATTTGATACAGATAAATTACCGGTTAATTTATTAAGTACAGAAGCTTTAATGCAAATAACAGCAGTACTTAAATTTGGTGCAGAAAAATATTCTCCCAATAATTGGAGAAATGGATTTTTCTGGTCTCGACCACTAGCAGCAGCAATGAGACATATAATGGCATTTAATAATGGAGAAGATAAAGACGTCGAAAGCGGACTTAGTCACCTAGCACACGCAGCGTGTTGTATCATGTTTTTATTAGAATTTGAAAAAACTCATAAAAATTTAGACGATCGTTATAAAGTAAATGTACAAGAAACTAGTAAATAATTTACATAGAAGCCATAAAAATTTATTCCAAGTTTGTGTAGATCTTGGCATAGATTTAAACGACGTTGATCTAGAAAAACTTACTAAAGAAATAAATCAATGTACACATTGCAATATGTGGTCTAAAAATCTAATTCTAGATTTAGATAATAATCCGATTTGTAGTTACTGTGTTAGTTTAACAGGATTATAATTTTATTCTAAATTTCTAGACATATTTCTTATAAATAAATTTATTAACTTGAATTTAAACATTTAGTATGATATAATTAATATTCTTACTGTAAAGGTTTAAATATGCCAAGTTATACTCGAGAATTTTTAATTGATGCCTATTTATCACGATTTTTGAATAATCCTGAAATTACTATAGAAAATTTATTAGAACTTGAACAAATTGCTAATTATACATATGATAAGTACGGAAAAGATAAATTTCGTAGTTATGCATCATTAAATGCAAAATATATTGAAAATTATAAACTAAGTCTTCTTAAATAATTTTTTAAATAATTAATATTATTAATTTTAATATTAAAATAATAAAATATTATGATAAATATAAATATAGGAGGACAGCCTCCTCAACAAATAAACTTAGAAGAAATGTATAAATTGCGACAAAAATTATGCAAATTATGTATTTATAGAAATTTTATAACAGATATATGTTCTAAAAACGATAAAATAATATCTATATACAACAAAAAACCGAATAATCATTGTCCTGCAGGACGGTGGCAGTAAAAATGCATAGCTTTGATATAAATATCAAAAGAATAGGTTTTGCGTGCAAAATTCAAAGTAGTCATGATAAAGCAAACAAAACTTTAAATACAACTACAACAACATTAGCTTATCTTAATAAACAAACTAAAGATAAAGCCGTAGAAAAATTATGGACTATTATACAACATAATTGCGAAGTATTAAAACGACAAGTAGAGTGGGTTGGTAACTTACCTAAAAAACAACGTCAGTTTCGTTTAAGTAGTGATCTATTCCCAGGATATAGTCATAAAGATTGGATGTGGTTTTATTTTGAACCAGATGTAATAAATTATCTAGAAAATAATCTTACTAAACTAGGCAATATAGCACGAAATTTAGACGTACGCCTTAGTTTTCACCCGGGACAATTTTGTGTATTAGCAAGCGAAAACTATGAAATTGTTGATAATAGTATCATTGAGTTTGAATATCATACTGATATTGCCCGTTATATGGGTTATGGTAAATTATATCAAGATTTTAAGTGCAATGTACATATCGGCGGTAAAAAAGGACCTTCAGGAATTCTTAATGCTCTTAAAAGATTAAGTCCAGAAGCACGCAATATTTTAACAATTGAAAATGCTGAATTTACTTGGGGCTTAGAACATAGTTTAGAATTACATAAACATTGTGCTTTAGTTTTAGATATACATCATCACTGGATTTACAGTAAGGGAGAATATATTAAGCCAGACGATCAACGAATTAATATAATTAAAGATTCGTGGCGAGGAATTAGGCCTGTTATACATTATTCAATATCTAGAGAAGATGTGCTTATTGAACATTCAACAGATGAACTACCAGATTATAAACTACTTACTAGCATGGGTTTTACAGCAACTAAATTACGAGCACATAGTGACTATTACTGGAACAATAAAGTAAATGAATGGGCAGCTAGTCATAATTCTTGGGCAGATATTATGTGTGAAAGTAAACAAAAAAATCTTGCTAGTGAAGAATTTTCAGCCTTATTAAACTAATAATACCAATATTATATAAATATAAGATAAAAAACTTACCCAATATAAAATATATTGGGATATTTTTTACTTAAAAAGTATTCCAATATAGGAGATAAGTATGAACAAATTATATGCATTAGAATTCTATAATACTGTACTTAATCAACTAGTTAAAGCTAAAGCTGGTACTATCAAACGGGGAGATAGTGTTAGTTGGTCAAGCAGTGGCGGCACAGCTAGAGGTAAAGTTACGCGTATAATTACTAGTGGCAGTGTAGATATACCTGGTAGTAGTTTTAAAATTACAGGTACTCCAGAAGACCCCGGAGCTTTAATTAGATTGTATAGACTAAATAATAGTAATCAATATAAACCTACAGATACTATTGTAGGTCATAAAGTAAGTACATTAACTAAAATAGAAGCATTATAAAATCTCATTAAAAGGAAAATTATGAATAAAAATCATTATGATAAAGTTCCAATGAAACCTGACAAAAAGAAACCTCCTGCTAAAAAGAAACCAGAAAAATGTAATTAATTATAAAGAGTGAAATCATAAATTATATTCAGGCGTGGTAATGACAAAAATATTTGAAAGTCCCGATGGCGGCCATACTGTTTATCAAAGAAATATTAATTCTAATGAACAAGAACTACTATATGAAGATGATTATGCTAAAACACAAAAATTAAAAAGAGAATGGATGCATATTTTTGAAATTGCAAATTCAAATCCAACTTTAAAAAAAGCATGCGAGCAGATAATTGTTTTATATAGATTAATTGAAAAATGAGTTATAAAAAGAAACCAGAAAAATGTAATTAATTATAAAGAGTAAAAATTTATAGTTGAACTTTCTAACTACATAGTGTATAATATTATTATTATTATTCATTGTATACTATATAAAAAATAAATGGCTACTAAAAAATTAGTTAATAATTTATTTTTAACTCCAGCTCCTTGGAGAAGTCAGACTCAAACTCGTGAAGAAGTTACAGCCGATTGGCAAACCGGTAAAGATTTTCTTATAAAAAATGGTCCTTATTGTAGTATTCGTGATATTGAATCTTTACGTAAAAATTATAATTATATATATATTTTATATACTAATGGAACAATTAAAGTATAATATATGTTAATATCAGATAAAGAAAAAGCTAATAAAATTTTAAAAAACTTACTAGGTAATGATGACTTAGTTGAACGTTGGTGGAATAGCCCAAATCGTGCATTTGATGAAGAATTACCTGATGATTTATGGAATACTAGTATTGGTCGTAATAAAATTTATACTTATTTATTAAATCAACTAGAGTGTTCCTATTAAATATAAAATTAATTATAGTTGTATGAAACGAAGAGAAAATTACAGCGGACGGCGGTTCGAATCCGCCCAGGTCCACCAAAAGCATTATTGTCAGCACTATGAGAAGCGCAAATAGACAATACTAGAACAAGATTCAAATCCAAACAATAATGTTTTTGATGGGCCTGACATGGTTTCGACGCGGCAATGAGTAAACTAGTGGACAACTCGGCAATGCAGAAGTCGTTACGGTTAATACCTAAAAAGCAAATAAAAAATAAATGCCAATGATGAGGTATTTGTCTTAGCAGCATAAGCAAGACTGGGGTTTTGGCGGTTAACCTTATTAACCAATAACCGCCACATAACAATATAAAGGAATTAAAGTGAAATTAGAATTTAAACATGCCGACTTAAGTGTTAGTTTTGAATGCGATGAAGAAGATCATTATGATCATGTAGATCTTTTATATAAAATTGCAAATTTAGTTAAAGAATTGAGTAGTCATACTGGTGTAAGTCTTATAGTATTAAGTAATCATAATGTTTTAAGCTCTTCTGAAACAGAAGATGATGAAGATCATGAAGATGATGAAGATGATGAAGATGACGGCTAATTTAAACAATAATACAAATTTTGTTAAATATGCAGTACTACGTAATTATTTATACTGGTATTTAGATAAATATCAATTTTTAAACTTAAAATTGATAGAAACAGTCGTACAATAATGTTTATGCTAAATAATATTTAATATTCTTTATCTAAAACAAAAAATATATTTTTCAAGTATAAAAATTAATAAAAACCTACAAAACAGGGTCTTTTTGACCCTATTTTTTTTTTAATTAAATCTTATAAGGTTAAATATGTTAGAAACTGTTTCAGATATTTTTAAAGAAGCTTATATAAGAGGATGGATTACTGCCCGAGATGGAAATGCTAGTATTAGATATAAAGAACAACAATTTTTTTATATTACTCCAAGTGGGGTTAGAAAACAAACTTTGCAACCTGAGTTGTTTAAAAAAATAGGTTTTTATTATGATAAAGTATTTCCCATTCCAAAAGAATTATTTTATACAAAAATAAGTCATAATTTAAAACCTAGTGGTGAGTTACCTATGCATTTTGGTTTACAGACTAATATTAATACAGAAGTAAGAGTAATTTTACATTTGCATCCTACATATACTATAGCCGCTATGTATAAAAAATTAAACTTACCTAATCTTGTAAATGAGTTTCCTGAACTATCAAGATATACTAGCATAGGCTCTACAGTTCCATTAATTCCTCCTATAACACAAGAATTAGCTGATGCTTGTATTAAAAATATTGGTTATGATTTAGCTAATGGCAGTATAAAATATAATATTATTGGTATGGCTAATCATGGTGTAGTTGCAGTTGATACAAGTCCATGGCGTGCATTTGAACACATAGAAAGATTAGAGCATATTTGCAAGATAGTTTTAGCTAGTAAATTATAGCATTTGTTAATAAAACTAATATGTTTAATTAGTTTAGCAGTAGAGTGTAATTTTTTACATAATTAAAATCTTTAAAATTAAATTTATCTACTAAATATTAGTATAAAGTATATAATATGAAATCTATACCCGTAATAGGTATACCTATAGTAAATGGAACTAATTGGCTAGTTAGATTAATTAATAGTATAGATTATAATGTTGATAATTTATTTATTGTTAATAACAGTGCTAATAAACAAATTACTAAAGAACTAGAAGAAATTAAAAATACAAAATATTTATACATTAAAAATATATATTTAACAAATCTTCCTGGAAATATAGGATGTGCAGGAGCTTGGAATTTAATAATTAAATCATATTTAATGGCCCCCTATTGGATTATTTGTAATCATGACATAGCATTTACTCCAGGATGGTTAGAAAATATGCTTAAAAAAGCAGAAAATCCAAAAATAGGCATAGTATTTAGTACAGCTCATAATTATTTATCAAATATAAACAATGAAATAATTACATTAGGTTCTTGGGATATATTTTTAATAAAAGATTGGACTATTCAAAAATTTGGTCTTTTTGATGAAAATTTATATCCAGCATATTCAGAGGATATAGATTATTTGTTCAGAACACTTGTTGATCCTATAGAAAAAACTTCTGTTGAGTTACCTTACTATCATGGCGAAACAATGGATTATGCTAAAAGTGGGGGCCAAACACATAGGACAAATCCTGAGCTAAAAGATAAAATAGACTTTGCTAGATACTTAAATGAAAATGCCTACATGAATAAAAAATGGGGGCCAGGCTGGCATTGGTTAGATATTTATAAACATCCTTTTAATAAGCCAGATTTTGATTTAAAAATAAGTTTCTTTGACTTATATTTTGCACGAAATAAATATCTAGGATTTTAAATTATGCAAATTATTGACTTTTTTCCTTACTTTGATGGTACAGGAAAAGAATTATTATTATTAAGAATAAATATCTTAAAAGATTACGTAGATAAATTTGTTATTTGCGAGTCTAATAAAACCCATAGTGGTATGTCTATTAAATATGAATTAGATAAAAGAATAAAAGAATTTAATTTACCTAAAGAAAAAATACAGATAATTAAATTAGATATTCCAGAAGAAAATAACTTACCAGTAGAATTAATAGACATTTTTAATTGTTATGAAGACAATAAAAACAAAATATCTATTCGAGCTAGAACTAGAGAAAGATTACAAAAAGATTCATTACTAAATGTACTTCATGAATACGATGATAACACACTATTTATTGTTAGCGATAGTGATGAAATAATTAATCCAAAATATTTATTTTGGTTATCTTCTGTAGTATCATCTCGTCAAGATATTATTATAAAAATACCTTTAGTACACTTAGAAGGTTATGCTAATCTTAGAGTATATAAACATAGTGGTAGCCCAAAATTATGGGATTGTGGTATGTTTATGGCTACAAAAAAACAATTAAAGGTTGCAAGCCCTACACAAATTAGATCTAATATAAATAATCCGTATAAGATAGAATATTTATATGAAAACGGAAATCGGGTAGAAGATATGGGATGGCATTTTAGTTGGATGGGTAAAAAAGAACATAGAGATTTAAAACGAAAAAATTTTACACATTTTAATGATAAATTTCAAAACATATTAGGTAATGAATATACTAGTAGTGCTATAACTGAATTTCATAGTTTAGACCCAAAAGAAGGTAGCATCTCTCCTAGTGGAGAACTAGATACAGTATTAAAACTATATCCAGACTCTTTATTACCATTACAGATATTTCTACTACCAACAGTAAAAGATTATTTATTACCACATTATTCCAAAGAAATTGACTTACTAGAAATAGAATATACTCTAGCCTGTAACAAAAAAACTGATATTAATGAACATTTACCAATTCTAAAAAATTTAGCAGACAATTGTATTTCAGTAACAGAATTTGGAACTAGAGATGGTCAAAGTACACGTGCATTCTTAACTAGTAAAGCGGTAATTATAAGGTCATATGATCTAAATTTAGACTCTACAGTGCAAGCCTTATTTGATTATGCTAAAAAAATTGGAAAAAATGCAGAGTATCTACAAAAAAATGTTCTAGATCTAGAAATCGAAGATTCAGATTTATTATTTATTGATACTTGGCATACTTATGAGCAATTAAAACAAGAATTATTTGTTCATGCTAATAAAGCTAAAAAATATTTAGTATTTCATGATACACATACTTATGGTACTAAAAATGAAAATAATTTAAGTGAAAATATTTTAGGTATAGGACTATTACCAGCAATTTTAGAATTTTTATCAGATAATCCTTTGTGGAAAGTTAAATTACACAAAACTAATAACAACGGTTTAACAATTCTAGAAAAAACATTGCCCCTTTAGCTCATGCATGGTTAGAGCAGCGGACTCATAATCCGTTGGTGCGTGGTTCGACTCCACGAGGGGGCACCAAAATTTAAAATTTAAATTTTAATAATAAAAAATTATATTGACATTTTATTTATATTTTGCTAGAATAGTTAATATATGTTATAGTATTAAAAAATGTAATAATATCAAAGGTTATCCAAATGAGTAAATCTAAAACTAGCAGTAAAAGTGACACTAATTATTGGACAAGATATAAAGCTAACAAAGTTTGGGAATTAAATCGTAAACGTAAACTTAATAGACACTTAAAAAATCATGTAAATGATAAAGTAGCTAAAAATGCTTTAGAAAATATTAAATATCGACGAAAAACTCCAAAAGATCCATTTTGGACTCCTGGTATGATTCATATTGCTAAACTATTCAAAGAATTTGCTGGATATGTTAACAAAGATATGTTTAATAGCAACGAAAAAATTCAGCAAAATGCATTAAGTGGATATAACAAACCAAAAACTTTAATTACAGTAAATAAAATTAGTAGGGTTGATTTTAGTCTTGGTGCTCGTGCTAGATATAAGTAAGGCTCAAGAGTATGGAAAGTTTAATACTATACTTAACTTTTGCTACTACAACTGGTATATGTTCTTGGATCTTCTATTATAGGCCTATTTTATTTGAAGCTAAAAATTTACAAATAAATAATTCTTTTGTAAGAAATCCTATATTAAGTTCAATAATATATATTATATTAAGTATATTAATAGCTCCTGGTATATTTATGCCTTTATTTGATAAAAATCAAGAAATACAATTTTGTAACGCTCTAAAAAAAGAAATGTTTAAACAAGACTAAATAAGAATAAAAAATTTTTTATTGAATTTACCTGCTTTATAATGTATAATATTATTTCAATCACAGAGGATTAACATTACATGAAACTAGTTGAATTTAAATACACTAAAGACAATAATGAAGTCAGTGAGCGCGCTGTGATAGAAGTAACTGTACCTAATAAATTCTTTGAAGGTTGGGATATTACTAATCTAAATTATTTAGATGCAGCATTGTTCATAAATGAAATGGCAGTTCTTAAAAGAAGTCATTTCGAACAAATCGCAGATTTACTAAATAAGTTTGATCTTAAACACAGCTATAGAAGATTTAAACCAGAAAACATGACTAACACTAAAATAGAGTATGTCTAAGAAGTTTAGAGTCTGGGATAGCTTTCAACTTAATGAAAGTATAAAATATAGCATACAGTTTAAAACAAAACTAGAAGAATTATGTATATCAAATAAAAAATCTTTAGAAGATATTCCAGACAGTATAGTTCCTAGTTCTATACTATATATGATAGTAATTAGTAATGAAATTATGTACAAAAAACTATTAGAACAAGACTTAATTCAAGTATCAAATCCTACAAACAATCTTAATATTCACTAAGGAATACAATGGCAACTCAATCAAGTTGGACAGACGAACTTAAATCTAAAGTAATTCTTATGTATAAAGAAGCAGAACCCACTCCAGAAAACTCAACCGAAATTATCAAAGATATAGCTGAAGAAATCGAAATGAGTCCAAATGGTGTACGTATGGTACTAGTACAAGCAGGTGCATATGTTAAAAAAGATCCTAGTAGTTCTAATAAAACTACTAAATCTGCTAGTGGCGAAGGTAGCAAGCGAGTATCAAAAGAATCTAGTATTAATGACTTAAGGGCTGTAATTACTAAAATTGGCGCATCAATTGATGAAGATATTCTTAGTAAACTAACAGGTAAAGCTGCAGTATATTTTACTTCAGTACTTAAAAAAGTAACATAATATTATGGCGGCTTCTTGCCGCCTTTTTATATTGTAAAAATTGTTAATTGTAATGCCTAAAAAAACTAAATCAGAAGAAGAAAAACTAACTAATACTAATATTAGTAATGTTATTAAATTGTTAGAACCAGAAAATAACAAAAAAGCTATTTCTAAAAAAGAAGCATGTCAAATACTTGGAATAAACTATAATACTACTAGACTTAAAACTATTATTGAGCAATTTAAAGAACATCAACGTTTTTGCGCTGAACAACGCGCTAAATTACGAGGCAAGCCCCTTTCAAAAGAAGAAAAAATATTTATTATTGAAGAATATCTTAGTGGTAATAGTATTGATAGTATTACTAAAAGTACATATAGAGGTATATCATTAATTAAACAAGTATTAAATTATTATAATGTACCTTTACGTATACCTGGTCAAACTTATTTTAATCCGCAACTTGTCCCAGAAAATGCTATGCGAGATAGATTTACCATTAATGAAATGGTATGGAGTACTAGATATACTTCTTTAGCTAAAATATATTCTGAAAAATTAGACCCTAAACATGGATATATATATAATCTTTGGCTTACAGATGATAAATGGCGACAATATTGTTGGCAACCACACTATGAACTAGCTAGTTTAGAACATTTAAGAGAATTAGGCGTTAAAGTTTAAGTAAACTATATAAACAATAATATTATACATATTTATGGCGGATATTAATGACTTTTGCAAAACAAGTATTAAATAATGGTGGCAGTATACACCCTATTTTAATAGATTTAAATAAAACAAATGGAACAGGAATATTTAATCCTAGTGTTTACTATGATAGTGATGTTGATAAACTATATTTTAATGTTAGACATTGCCAAGTTACATTATATCATTCAGAAAACGGCAAATTTGAAAATTTTTGGGGTCCACTGCATTATTGTCATCCAGAAAATGATCTAACATTAACTACAACAAATTATTTTGGAGAGCTAAATAAGAAAACATTTGATCCTATTTTTATATCTAAGGTTGATACTTCAAAATTAGATGTTAAACCTATATGGAATTTTGTAGGTTTAGAAGATTGTAGAATTGCAAAATGGGATAATAATTTATATTTAAGTGGAGTTAGAAGAGATACTACTCCTAATGGTCAAGGCAGAATAGAACTAAGTGGCATTACTATAAATGAAGAACATATAACAGAAGTATCTAGGTATAGACTTCAGCCTCCGTTTGGAGACAGTTACTGTGAAAAAAATTGGATGCCAATAGTAGATAAACCTTGGCAATTTGTAAAATGGTGTAATCCTACAGAAATTGTAGAAGCTGATATTAGTAATAATAAAACTACTCAAATTTTTCATAGTAATTCTACGTTTTTTTATCACAAAGATTTTCGTGGTGGAAGTCAAGTAATTAAACTTAATGATAAATATAATTTTTGTTGTGTACATACAGTAAATCTATTTAAAAGCGAACAACAAAGAAAAAATGCTATATATCGTCATTGTTTTATAGTTTGGGATGAAAATTGGAATGTAGTAAATCATACACCAGAATTTACTTTTTTAGATGCAAAAATTGAATTTTGTGCAGGTATGACCAAATATAAAAATAATTTTTTAATTAGTTTTGGTTATCAAGATAATGCAAGTTATATATTAAAAGTACCAGAAAATTTTATAGAAAATATATGTATACCAAACTAAAAGATTTATTATATTCGTATGTATATAATCCAACAAATGAAAATAGATTATATTTAGCTGATGAATACTATGATAATCAGCAATATGCCGCTGCGTTATCATATTATTTACAAGTAGCTGAAATGTCAGAAGATAAAGATAAGCAGTATTATTCTTTAATAAGATGTGCCAAATGTTTTGAAATTCCTGGTAATAGAAAACATAGTATTATGACACTATATAAACATGCTATACATTTACTACCAGATAGACCAGAAGCATACTACTTTTTAAGTAAAGTTTATGAACAGCACGCTGAATGGTTTGATTGTTACACATTTTCTCATCTTGGTTTACAAAAAAATGAAATAGATGATATATATAGTAAAAAATTACAATATACTAGTAAAGTATTAATATTATTTCAAAAAGCATTATCTGCGTGGTGGATAGGCAAAGGCGATGAATCTAGAGAACTGCACGCATATATTATAAAACATTACTTTAATAGTATGGATAATTCGTTCTTAGACGCTATGCTAGGAAATCTTAAAGTTTTATATAAATAAATATGGATAATAATATCCAATATGAAAAATTAATAGATGAAAATCTAGAAAAGGGTTTTCAAGTAAAATTAGTAATAAATGACTTTAAAAATATTACATATATTCAACTTAGAAAGTACTTTTTAAGTTATGAAGGTGAATGGATTCCTAGTAAAGAAGGTATTAGTATACCAGCAACATTAGAAAATATATATAATATGCTTTATGGATTATTAGATATTTGTAGTTATTCTGAGGCCAAATTTATTATAGAAGATATTTCAAATCAAATATTAAAAAAATAACTTGAATTTTTTATTTTAAACTGCTATAATATTATAATGAACAAATTACATAAATTTTTAGATACAGCTAGTCAAGCATACTATGCTGGTGTACCAATATTGTCTAATCAAATTTTTGATACATTAGCAGATAGTTGTAATTATAATAAAATAGGCACTTACATACACAGTAAAAAAGCTAAACATTTATATAATATGTATAGTTTACAAAAAGTATATGAAGATGAACAAAAACTAAACATTTTTCCGCATTTAGATACCATTAACAGTATTAAACTTGATGGTGCTGCAATTAGCTTATTATATATGAACGGTATACTAGTTCAAGCACTAACTCGTGGTGATGGTATAGAAGGTCAAATTATTACAGAAAAATTATATGAACATAATAAGTTAGTTCCTCTAAAAATTGACTTAAAACAAACTTTACAAATTACTGGTGAAATTGTAGCTCCTCTTCATGTAGAAAACTCAAGAAATTATGCTGCAGGTTCACTTAATCTAAAAAATTTAGACGAATTTCGTACACGTGCAATTGAATTTTTTGCTTATCAAATAACACCTAGTATTTCCAAATATTGGTGTGAAGACATGGCCTTGTTAAAAAAACATAATTTTAATACTGTTCTAGATCCAAATATAGATAAAATATATCCTAGTGATGGTATAGTTGTTCGACTAAAAAATAATTATGAATTTGAACGAATGGGCTATACTAGTAAACATCCTCGTGGAGCCTATGCACTTAAAAAACGCGCACAACATGTAGAAACTAAATTATTAGGAGTTGAATGGCAAGTAGGCAAAACTGGCAAAGTTACTCCTATAGCTATACTAGAACCAGTTAAAGTTGGAGATGCAATAATTAGTAGAGCAACATTAAATAATTGTGGATTTATCGAGGCTCTTGATTTACAGATTGGTGATACAGTAGCTGTAGCAAGAGCAGGAGAAATTATTCCTTGCATACTATATAAAGTTGATATATAAATTTATAATTAAAGCAAAAAAAATTTTAGCTTGTAAGAATTTACTTAATATTGTATAATAATATCTTAAATAAAAAAATGAATTCAAAAATTGAAATACCAACACACTGTCCGTGTTGTAATTCTAAACTAGAATTAATAAAAGATCAATTATTTTGTAGAAATAAAGCATGTGGTGCTCAAATCCTAAAAAAGATAGAACATTTTTGTAAAGCTCTAGGTATTAAAGGCATGGGCAGTAAAACTTTAGAGAAGTTAGATTTAAGCGATATAACAGAATTATATCAACTAAACAAGGATAAAGTAGCCTCTACATTAGGAAGTACAAAAATAGCACAAAAACTATTACAAGAAATTAATGATAGTAAACAAGCAAGTCTTAATCAAGTACTAATTAGTTTTAGTATTCCGTTATTTGGAAATACAGCAAGTCAAAAACTTTGTTCAGTAGTTAATCATATAGATGAAATTAACTATGAAACTTGTAAACAAGCCGGATTAGGAGATAAAGTAACTAATAATTTATTAACTTGGCTTGAAACAGAATTCTATAAAATAAGAAAAACTTTACCGTTTACTTATTATGTAGAACAAACAGTTAAAACAAATAATATTATAAATAATATTTGTATAACTGGTAAATTATCTTCATTTAAAACTAAAACACAAGCATATCAAATACTACAACAATTTGGATATACAATAGTCGAGTCTGTAACTAAAACAACTAATTATTTAGTAGATGAAGAAAATAAAAGTAGTACAAAACGTAAAAAAGCCGAACAACTCGGAATTAAAATTATTACAGATTTACAAACCTTTTTAAGAGAACATACGAATGGTTGAAAAAACAAAAAAATGGTCAGATAATACCGTTGAACAATTACTAGATCTTATCGGAAAACAACGCCCTGTTAGTGCAGATACTATTATTCATACAGCAGAAAATCTTGGAGAAGAGTTTACTCCGCGAAGTGTAGCTAGCAAACTACGTCAACTTGACATTGAAGTAGCTAGTATGGCTAAAGAAAAAGTAAGTGCCTTTTCAGAAGATGAAAGTGCAGAATTAGCTGAATTTGTAATTAGTAATCAAAATAAACTTACTTATAAACAAATTGCTGAAAAATTTATGGAAGGTAAATTTACAGCTAAGCAAATTCAAGGTAAATTGTTAGCTCTTGAATTAACTGGTAGTGTAAAACCAGCAGAAAAAGTAGAAGTTGCTCGTACTTATACTGATGTAGAAGAAGCTAAGTTTATTTCTATGGCGGAAAAAGGAGCCTTTATTGAAGATATTGCTACGGCCTTAAATAAAACTGTAGCCAGTGTTCGAGGAAAAGCGCTTAGTCTTACTCGCAAAGGTCAAATTGCAAAAATTCCTGCTCAAAAACAAAGTTATGCAAAAGAACATATTGATCCAGTTGTTGCAATTGGAGATCGTATTCATCAAATGACTGTTACAGAAATTGCTGCTGTAGTTGATAAGACTGAAAGAGGACTAAAAACGTTACTAACACGTCGTGGTATTAAAGTTGCTGATTATGATGGAGCAGCAAAGCGTGCCAAAGCAGAAGCTAGAGCTAGTTAATTAATTTCTAAAAAAGCTTCTGTAGGCCGAGAGCGTATAGTTATGCTCTCGGCTTTTTCTACTTTTAAGGTTTAATAATGAAAGTTACAATAACTTACCATGATAACGAAAGTTTTACAGTAGAAGAAGTTGTAAAACAGGCTATACATAACTATGGTCGCACAGCTCAAATAGAAGTAATGCCCGAATCAACATTAGCATATGATCATATTTATTTTGGTTTACAACAACTCGTAACACACGAACAACTAAATATATTATTTGAAGAAAATAATAAATATCAACAAGATATTAAAAGATTACGTCAAGAAATACTTTATAAAGTAACAGAAATTATAGATCAAGTTATTATTGATAATGAATCGAAAGTAGGTTAATTTTGGACATAAGCGCAGTAGTCTTAAACAAACTACTAGCAGAGCAAAATCTAGAATTATGGAGTAGGCTTAAGCTAGTATTTTTAGATCCTGCCTACAGCTCTCTCTACAGTGCGATTAATAAACATTACGAAAAATATCATCAAATACCTAATTTTGATGATCTTTCTATAACACTAAGAGAGAAGTCGGCGTCTAAAACGTTGGCAACTCTCCGTTTAACGGAAATGCCGGATGTTTCAGCAGAAATTGCACTTGATGCACTAATAGATCACTATACTCAAAACGAAACAATAAAACTTTTAGATAAATTTATAGATAAATTACCTCTTTATGATAGTAATGAAATAAAAGAGAATCTATCTAACATAGCAATGACCATAGAAGAAAAAACACATACAAGTGAAAAAGTGTTTACTATGGCTGATATGATGTTGTTTAAACATTCCGAAGATTTAGAAAAAGAGCGTGTTTATTTAGGACTTAATAATACTTTTGATGCTGTGCTTGGTGGTGTAGCTCGACAAGAACTTGTACTTATAGGTGGTAAAAGAGGAAGTGGTAAAAGTATTACTAGTAGCAATATTTTTGTTAATCAATATGAAAATGGTAATACTAGTATTTATTTCTCTATAGAGATGACTGCCCACGAAGTAATGGAACGTAATTTAAGTATATTAGCTAATGTAAACTTACAACGACTAAAACAAAATAAATTAACAGATGAAGAAGTACTAAAAGTAGTAAAAGTAAGAGCTAATATGTTTAATAATGCTGATGAAATAGTATTAGACTTTATGAAGCATCGAGATAAATTTAAATTTGAAGAACAATTAGTACGTACACATCAACTTAAACAAAATAATCAAATGATTATTGTTGATGATAGGGATCTTACTATTAGTAGTATTGATTTACATATAGGAAAAGCAAAAGCAAAATTTGGTGATAAACTTCAGGTTGTGGTAGTAGACTATCTAAATCAAATTGTTCAAGAAAATGGTGATATGTATGACTGGAAACCGCAAATAGAAATTTCAAAAAAACTAAAAAACTTAGCAAGAAAATATGAAATAGTATTAGTAAGTCCATATCAAATTGATGCAACTGGTGAAGCCAGATTTGCCAAAGGTATTTTAGATGCTGCAGATATTGCGCTAGTAATGGAAGCACACGATAAAAGTAGCGAAGCTATTAGCTTTGAAACTACAAAAATTCGTGGTGCTAAAGAAATGAAATTTACTAGTTCAATTGACTGGGATACACTAAAAATTAGTGCGCAAAGTATTAATAAACCCGAACAAAACAAAGAAACAATTAAAAAATCTAAATATAAAAATTTAAAACAAGATGATACAGTAATTGATTTACCTTGGAATATATAAATGAGCGACCCGGTACTAGATTTATTAAATAAGAATAATTTAAAATTTACAGTTAGCGGCAGAGATTATTTAATAAAATGCTTAAATCCAGATCACAAAGATAATAATCCTAGTCTTAGAGTAGATCGAATAAATGGAGTTTCTCATTGTTTTAGTTGTGGATTTAAAACTAATATATTTAAATATTTTAATATTTTTACAAATCCAGTACCAATTAAAATATCTAACCTTAAGAAAAAATTACAAAAATTAAAAGATAATGAAGAAATAACAATTCCAATAGGGCACACTCCATGGACAAAACCCTTTCGAGGAATCAGTACACAAACTTTTAAACATTTTAATGCTTTTTATACCACTCGCGTAGAAAAACTAGAAAATAGAATAATATTTCCTATTTATGATGTAACAAAAAAAATTAAAGCATTTGTTGGTAGACATACACTTAGTAATGCAAATCCTAGATATATAAATTATCCACAAGGTGTTGAACTACCTTTATTTCCTAGTTACTTAGATATACCAAGTTGTAGTATTATTTTAGTAGAAGGTATATTTGATATGCTTAACCTTTATGATAAGGGGATAAAAAATGCAGTGTGTTGTTTTGGAACAAATACTTTACAAAATACACTACAACAAAAATTATTACCATTTAAAGCACAAGGTGTTACAAATATATATATATTATTTGACGGAGATCAAGCAGGCAAAAAAGCATCAGAACAACTTAAAATAATACTAGAAGAAAATTTTATAGTAGAAATAATAAAACTTTCAGATGATACTGATCCTGCTGAATTAGATGAAATACAGATTAAAAGTATAAAAGAGTATATTAAATGAAAATTGCCATAATTGATAAAGCTCCAAATAAAACAAGATATAGTGATTATTTTCAGTTTGACTATGATCATTATCATATGAGTTCAAAACAAATTAGTAAATTACTAAAAAAAGACGTAGACTTAAATATTGACACAGATTTATATGATTTAATAATTTTAGTGGGTGCTGAAGCCACCAAAGAATATGCTAAAATTAATAGTGTAACAAATTATGCTGGTCAATTAATAAATGAAAAATTTATACCTATTAGTAATCCTGCTATGTTAACATTTAAACCAGAAGGACGTTCAAACTTTGATCGTGCATTAGATAGAATACATAGGTATATTCGGGGCGAAATAAAAAATATTAAACAAGGTGATTTTGTTGGTATTAATTCTGAAGAAGAAGCACATGCATTTTTTCAAGAAGTATTAAAAAATGCAAAAAATGTTATAGCTATAGATACAGAAACTACAAGTCTTTATCCTCGAAATGGTTATGTACTAGGTATTAGTATAAGTTATAAATTAAATCATGGTAGATATATTAGCTGCGATTGTTTAAGTGAAAATACATTTAAATTATTACAAGAAATTTGTACACGTTTTACTGTAGTATTTCATAATATGAAATTTGATTATAAAATGCTAAAGTATCATCTAAACCTAGATTTTGATAGAAATCGTGTGCATGATACAATGGTTATGCACTATGTTTTAGATGAAACAGATAGTCACGGACTAAAAGAACTAGCATTAAAGTATACAAATTATGGAGATTATGACTCTAAACTGGATGAATTTAAAAAAGAGTATTGTCGTCAATATAGTATACTTAATGAAGACTTTACTTATGATCTAATTCCATTTGATATTATTAGTGAATATGCTGCAATCGACACAGCAGTTACACTAGAATTATTTAATAAGTTCTGGCCAGTTATACAAAAAAATGATAATTTACTAAAAGTTTATACAGAAATATTAATTCCAGGTACTTTATTTTTAATGGATATGGAAGAAGTAGGTATACCTATTAATCGTGAACGTATGCAACTTGCTGATACATATTTAAGTTCTAAAATTGAAGAAGCTAAAAAACACATTTATACATTTAATGAAGTTAAACTTTTTGAAGAAAATGAACAAAAAATATTTAATCCAAATAGTGTACTCCAATTAAGAAAAATATTATTTGATTATGTAGGATTAACTCCAACTGGTAAAAAAACTACTACAGGTGCTATTAGTACAGATGCAGAAGTTTTAGAGCAACTAGGCGACGAGCACGAGTTGCCTAAAGCAATATTACAAGTACGTAAATTATCCAAAATACAAAATACATATATTCATAAAATTCTTCCTGAGCTTGATAAAGATGATAGGATTCGTACTAATTTTAATCTTATATTTACAACAAGTGGTCGCTTATCTAGTAGCGGAAAATTTAATGCACAACAAATTCCTAGAGACGACCCAATTATTAAAGGATGTATTAAAGCTCCAGAAGGTTATAAAATTGTAAGCCAAGATCTAAGAACTGCTGAAATGTATTATGCTGCAGTATTAAGCAAAGATAAAAACTTACAAAAAATATTTATTGATGGTGGCGATTTTCATAGCAGTATTGCTAAAATGGTATTTGATCTTGATTGTAGTGTAGAAGAAGTAAAAAAATTATATCCAGATATGCGTCAAAGTGCCAAAGCAATATCATTTGGAATTTTATATGGATCTGGAAGTGATAAAGTTTCAAAAACTGTTAGTAAAACTACAGGACAGTATTATCCAGTAGAACGTGCTCGTGAAGATATTAAACAATATTTTACAACTTTTAAAAAATTAAAAGAATGGTTAGATACCAGAAAGGAATTTATTCAACAAAATGGATATACTTACTCGTTTTTTGGCCGAAAAAGAAGGTTACCTAACGTATTCAGCAGTGACAAAGGAATCGCAGCCCACGAAATACGAAGTGGAATTAATTCAGAAATCCAATCGCTGGCAAGTGACATTAACCTACTTGGAGCTATTAGAACTGCTAAAGAAATTGTCAACCTTAGACTTGACGCAAGAATCTTCATGCTTGTCCACGACTCAATCGTGGCATTGGTTAAGGATGAACACGTAGAAACTTATTGTAAAATATTACAAGCTAATACTCAATATGATTGGGGTTGTAATATTGATCAGTTACCAATTGGAGTAGATCAAGATATTGGTAATGACTATAGTTTTGGTTTTTTTGAAAAAACTTATGAAATTAGAAACAATAAATTGGCCTGTATTTAAGCTAGGAAGTAAAGAACCAAAACAAAATACAGGAATTATATATTATATTAATGAAACTTTTGATAAAAATAATAATTTAATTACTAATATCAAAATAATTGATGATAAAAATATACAAGCACCTACGTTAGGCTTACGCAGATTAAATATTAATAAAAACAAACTTCAAAAAATATCTACTGCTATATACACACTACAAGATCTAATAAAATTAGCTACTAAATCTATGTGGTTTATAGATAATAGTGGAGTTATATTTAAATACTTAAAAAGTAGGCGTGCTAAACTACAAATATTTAAAATTAAACAAGTTTTACCTGTTAATGGTATTGGTTGCGTTTTAGAAGTCGAAGGTTTTGCAGAAAGATTTAAATCTTTACTAGTTCCTAAAGGAGAAAAATATGCGGCAATTTTACAATACAATGGTAAAAATTTATTATACGGATTAAGCAATGAAAAAATTAAAGCAAGTTGGAAACTAATATAAATATATAGGATGTTAAAAACATGAAAGCTATTCTAAGTAATAGAATATATATGGATAATCCAGGTAATGCTATTACTAAATACATAGCTAATACTCTTACATATAAAATTGTTAAAAATACCGGAAGTAAAAAATTTGCAGCAGTAGAAACAATTAAAAATTATAAATTATTTAATAACGGTATGATAAGTATACCTCAAGGTAGAACTGATTTAGTACCAGAAAACTATGAAGTTATAGATAAAAGAAGTTATAATGTTGTTCCGTTTCCTAGTATAAAATACGATTTAAGACCTGAACAACAAGAAATATATGAAATAGCTAATGATACGTGTTTTATTAATGCATTAGTTGGTTGGGGCAAAACATTTACTGCACTTCACATTGCTAGAAAATGGCAACAAAAAACGCTTATAATAACTCATACCACTGCTCTTCGCGATCAGTGGTATGAAGAAATAGAAACTTTATTTAATATATCTCCAGGAATTATTGGTAGTGGACTATTTGATATTGAAGATCATTGTATAGTTGTAGGTAATGTTCAAAGTATTGTAAAGTATATTACAAAAATAAATAAAGAATTTGGAACAATAATATTAGATGAAGCACATCATTGCCCAGCAACTACTTTTAGTTCAACTATTGATGCTTTTTATGCAAGATATCGATTAGGTCTTAGTGGTACTATGACTCGTAAAGACGGTAAGCATGTAATTTTTCAAGATTATTTTGGTACAACAGTATTTAAACCCAAACAATCTAATACAATAAATCCTATTGTACATTTAGTAAAAAGTAATATTACATTAAAATCTAATGTTTCTTGGACAGAAAAAATAAATGAATTAACACAAAATGATTATTATAGAAAATTTATTGCTAATATTGCTAAATATCATATTACAGCAGGACATTCAGTACTTATAATAGCTGACCGGGTAGAGTTCTTAGAAAAAGTAAAAGAATATGTTGGAGAAACATGTTTATTAATTACTGGTGATACTCCAGCAGAAGAAAGACAAATTGCTAAAGAACAAATACTTAATAAAACAAAAATGTGTATTGCTGGAAGTAGACAAATATTTAGTGAAGGAATTTCTATCAATGCGTTAAGTTGCGTTATATTAGCAATACCTATAAGTAATGATAGTTTACTTGAACAAATTATTGGTCGTATTATGCGTGAATATAAAGATAAACTAAATCCACTTGTAATTGATATTCAATTTAATGGTTGGCTAGACAAAAAACAAAATAATAATAGACTTAGTCTATACTTAAAAAAAGGTTGGGAAATAATAACGGTATAAAATTTTTAACTTGTAGTAGTTAATCTAGTATGCTATAATATATGATGAATAAAAGAAAATTATTTAGATTTAACTTAAATAAACTTAATAAACTAAGTAATAATAATCCAATAAAACTAGTAAATATACTACATAAATATTATCAAAAATCAAATATTAATTTAATAGGTTATAGTTACTTACTTAACCCAAAAAAATTTTTTTTAGATCATAGTACAGATATATTATATAAAGCACAATATATACAATTAGCCGGACATAGAAGTTATCAACAATATAAAGATTTAAATCATACATATTTAGATTTAAGTTACTATCCTGATTTAAATATAAATACAATAATTTTTAATCCAATACTAACAATCAAACAAAATAAAATTTATTTTAAGTACGAGGAAGCAAATGACATTAACATTTAAACAAACAAAAGGTAAAGCAATAGCTACTAAAGTTGAAACTTATGAATATAAAGACGGAGAAAATTCTGTTAGATTAATTGATGGAATACTTCCAAGATATGTTTATTGGATTAAAGGTACTAATAACAAAGATATTCCAATAGAGTGTTTAGCTTTTAATCGCGAAAAAGAAAAATTTGATAATTTAGAAAAAGATTATGTGCCTGATTATTACCCCGATTTAAAGTGTAGTTGGAGCTATTCTATAAATTGTATTGATCCTAAAGATGGCAGAGTAAAAGCTCTTAATTTAAAGAAAAAATTATTTGAACAAATTCTTACCGCAGCAGAAGACTTAGGTGATCCAACAGATTATGACACTGGTTGGGATGTTGTATTCAAACGACAAAAAGTCGGTCCACTACTTTTTAATGTAGAATATACCTTACAAGTACTAAGATGTAAATCACGAAAACTAACCTCTGAAGAAAGAGAGCTTGTTGGTAAAGCACAAAGCATAGAAGAAAAATATCCTAGACCTACTGCTGAAGAAATAAAAGCACTATTAGAAAAATTAAACAGCCAAAGAAACGAAGAATTTAACGAGAATGAACAAGAAGCAATTAAAGAATTAAACTAATAATATTAATAATAATAAGCCCAGTATTGTAATTTACTGGGCTATTTATTTTAGGATATATTTATATAATGCAAATACTTTTTACAGCAGATATACATATAAAATTAGGTCAAAAAAATATTCCACAAGACTGGGCTAAAAATAGGTATAAATTATTATGGCAAGAATTAGCTCTTAAACAAATACTAGCTGACGTATTTATTATAGGCGGAGATATATTTGACAAAGTTCCTAGTATGGATGAGCTTGAAATATATTTTAATTTAATAGATAGTTGTAATATTCCTACAATTATCTATAGTGGAAATCATGAAGCAGTTAAAAAATCAACAACTTTCTTAAAAAATTTAGCACGTGCAACTAATCTAATTAATAAAAAAGTAATAATAATTGATGAGTTTTATAGTGATTATGGAATAGAATTTGTTCCTTATAACAAGCTTAAAGATTTTGAAGAAAATAATCCTTGGCCAGAAGGTGGAGATATATTATGCACACATGTACGTGGTGCAATACCTCCTCATGTAACTCCAGAAATTAATCTTGAAAAATTTAACCCTTGGAAAATAATTTTAGCCGGAGATTTACACAGCTATGAAAATAGCCAAGGTAATATTTTATATCCTGGTAGTCCTATTACTACTAATTTTCATAGACAAGTTGTTGATACAGGAGTCATACTATTAGATAGTGAAACATTAAAACATAAATGGTTAAAATTAAACTTACCTCAACTTATAAGAAAAACAGTTAGTCCTACTGACCCTAAACCTTCGACGGAATATCATCATACAATTTATCAAGTAGAAGGAGACATACAAGAATTAAGTGAGCTAGAAGATAATGAATTAATTGATCGTAAAGTAATTAAACGTACAAACGATGTACAACTTATTTTATCATCAGAAATGTCTTTTTTAGAAGAAATACGAGAATATTTGCGATATATACTTAATTTACCAGAAGAAACTATTGAACGTGCAGCAACCGAAGTTCAAAATTATTTAGATAAAATTGAACAAGAATAAATATTATATAAAATATTTATAAAAACATTTTAATCCAATAACAGTAAAATACATAAAATGATAACAATTAAAGAGTTAAAGTGGAGTAATTGTTTTAGCTATGGACCTAATAATATTATTAATTTTATAAAAACTCCACTAACGCAATTAGTAGGTAAAAATGGTCATGGTAAAAGTAGTATAGCCCTTATTCTAGAAGAAGTATTATTTAATAAAAATAGTAAAAATATTAAAAAATCTGATATATTAAATAGATATAGTAAAGATAAAAATTATACTATTGAATTAAGTTTAAGCCGTAATGATAACGAATATATTATTCGCTGTCATAGAGGAACGCAACAAACCGTTAAATTATTTAAAAATGGTCAAGATATTAGTGCACATACTGCTACACAAACTTATAAAATAATAGAAGAAATTATAGGTATAGATCATAAAAGTTTTACTCAAATAGTATATCAAAGTAGTGCTAGTAGTTTAGAATTCTTAACAAGTGCAGATACTAGTAGAAAAAAATTTTTAATAGAAATACTAAATCTTAGTAAATATACTCGTGCCAGTGAAGTATTTAAAGAAATAAGCCTAGAATTAGGTAAAAAAATTAATGAGTATCAAACTAAAATTAATACTATAAATAATTGGTTAAATAAATATGAAAAAACTGATTTAACTATTAAAAATTTAGATATAGTACCAGTATTAGATGATAAATTATCGAAACAAGTAGTAGAATTAGAATTAGAAATTTCTAATATAGATAAAATTAATCGTAAAATATTGAACAATAATACATATAAACAAGAATTAAATAATATTGTTTTAGACATATTTAATTATTCTAAAGTAGATTTACAAGAAATTAAAGAATTACAACAAAAACAAGCAGAATATACAAAAAGTATACGTGATGGAGAAGTTTTTATTAAAAAACTAACTAATCTTCAGGGGATATGTCCTACTTGTTTTAGTAGTATTGATAGTAAAAAAACTATTGAATTAATAGAGAAAAAAATTGATGAAATAAAAAATGCTAAAGAAATTATAGCTACTACAACGCTATCCCTAAATGATTTAGAAGAGCAAAATAAAAAATACGAGTATAATTTAAAACAGCAGCAAGAATGGGAAAAATTATATCTATTAATAGATAATTCATTACCAGAAAAAACTTTAATAAAAAATGAATTAGAAGAAAAATATACTTTATTGGCTGCTAATCTAAAAAATATTCAGAGACAAATTAAATTAGCAGAAGAAAATAATTTAATAATTCAACAAAATAACAGTAAAATTGAAATAATTAAACAACAACTTCAAGAAATAAATAAAGAATTAGAAGAATATAGTTTTGAATTAAATTTAATTAATGAACGAATGAGTATACTGCAAGTACTTATTAAAACATTTAGTACAACTGGACTTGTAGCATATAAAATAGAGTGTTTAGTAAAAGATTTAGAAGATATTACTAATAAATATCTTGTTAGTCTTAGTGATGGTAGATTTCAAATTGCTTTTAAAGTAAATAGTAGTGATAAATTAAATGTAATAATTACTGATAATAATAAAGATATAGATATTAATGCATTAAGTAATGGGGAAAAAGCTAGAGTTAATATAGCTACTCTTTTATCAATTAGAAAATTGATGCAAACACTTAGTAAAAGCAGAATTAATTTACTAATACTAGATGAAACTGTTGAAACATTAGATGCCGATGGTAAAGAAAAATTAATAGAAGTATTATTACAAGAAGAACATTTAAATACATTTTTAATAAGTCATGGATTTAGTCATCCATTATTAGAAAAAGTAAATGTTATTAAACATAATAATATATCTTGTATTGAAACCTAATACAACCAAAAAGATTATGAACAAAAAACTTAAATCAAAAGAAACGACTAGTGTTTTTACAACTCAACAAATTATTAACAATCAAGAATTATTTCCATATACAAATAAAGATGAAATAATAGATTGGAATAAATATATAAAAAGAGCAATTAATGGTAGATAGTCGTGCAAAAGGAGCACGTACTGAAATTATTGTTAGAGATATATTAAGAAAATATACGGGATTAATTTGGGAACGTGTACCTAATAGTGGTGCACTTAACCCTAAACATCAATTAAAAGGCGATTTATATATACCTGGTGTAAATAATCGATTTTGTGTTGAAGTAAAAGGTTATGCAGAAGACCATATAAATAGTAGTCTTTTAACCAATAAAATGCCACAATTATTACAATGGTGGGAGCAAACTAATCGTCAAGCATGTCAAATAAATAAACTACCTCTACTAATATTTAAATATAATCGTAGTAAATTATTTGTAGGAACTATAATATTTGATGATACCCTACTTTTAGAAAAACGTTGGTTATTATATAATACAGGTAACTATGAGTTTTATATTTTTATGTTAGAAGATTGGTTAATAACAATGAATAATAATAAATTTATAAGCTAGTATTATTTATACAAAAATATAACAATTAAATATATTAAAAAATAATATGAAAACTTTTGAAGAATTTAAAACTAATACACTATTAATAGTTGACGCATTAAATTTAGCTTTTCGTTGGAAACATAGTGGTGCTACAAATTTTGCAAAAGATTATGTACAAACAATAGAAAGTTTAAAAAATAGTTATAAAGCAAATTATGTAATAGTAGCAGCAGATCAAGGATCAAGCAGTTATAGAAAAAATTTATATCCAAACTACAAACAAAATCGTAAAGAAAAGTTTGAGCAACAAACCGAACAAGAAAAATTAGAATTTGAACTATTTTTTGAAGACTTTACTGGTGCACTAGAGCTTGTAGAAAAGCATTATACATTATTACGTTTTTCTGGAGTAGAAGCAGATGATATTGCTGCATATATTGTTAATAAAAAACAACATCTAAAAATAGATAATATATGGTTAATAAGTAGTGATAAAGATTGGGACCTATTAATTAAACCAGGAGTAAATAGATTTAGCTATATTACTAGAAAAGAAATTACATGGGATAATTGGAATAATTATTATTCATTTAAACCAGAACAATATATTTCTATTAAGTGTCTTATGGGAGATAACGGCGATAATATTATAGGTGTTAACGGTGTTGGAATTAAACGTGCACAACAACTTGTTGAAAAATATGGTACTACTTGGGATATTATTTATAATATTCCTTTAGAAGGTCATTATAAGTATATTCAAACAGTTAATGAATGTAAAGAACAATTAGAGCTTAATTATCAACTAATGGATTTAATTACTTATTGTAAAGATGCTATTGGTAAAGAAAATTGTAATACTATTGACATAAAATTACAGGACATACTATGCAATCATTAAGTTTTTTTACCAAAACTACAGCTAAATTGCCTACTAAAAATAATAATGATTTAAATATACATTTATATGCAAATATAATTAAAAATAATGAAAAAAGTAAAGAAATAATACTGCCAAAAGATTATATTGAAATTGATTTAGGAATAGCAACTAAAATTGCTAGCTCTTATATTGGACTATTGTATAATACTAGATCTCAAAAATTACAATCAATTAATTTTATAGAAAATTTTAATATTATTACTTCTGAAGATACTGATTTTCTATCAGTAAAACTTATTAATTATGGAATTAAACCTTATACGGTGTTTCATAATCAATATATAGCAAATTTAATTATTATACCTAGTGTTATACCTATAGTACAACAAATAAATTATTTATAATGAAAAATAATATAAGATTTATTATTTCTATTATTTTATGTAATTTTACTGATAGTTAGAATAATACAAAACGTAATACTAGAGGCTTTGAAAGCATAAGAAAATAAGGAAATAATATGGTAAGTACACGTGCACAAGTAATTACTAGACGAACATATAATAGACCTATTACTGATGATGGCAAAGAATTTGAAAATTGGCAACAAACAATACGAAGAGTTCGTAATCATCAACATTGGTTATGGGAACGTAGCGTTGGACGTCAACTATACTTTAATGAAGTAGAAGAACTAGAACAACTAGAACAACTAATGCTAGATCGCAAAGTACTAATGAGTGGTCGTACATTATGGTTAGGTGGTACTAAAATAGCACAAACTCGAGAAGCTAGTCAATTTAATTGTAGTTTTACACAAGTAGAAACAGTATATGATGTAGTTGATGTATTATGGTTGTTATTGCAAGGTTGCGGGGTAGGATTTAAACCTATTGTAGGAACACTTAATGGTTTTTCAAAACCAATAAAAAATATTCAAACTATTAAAAGTCAGCGAACAACTAAGGGTGGACTTGAACACAATACTGAAACTTGGGATCAAAATACAAAAACTTGGACAATACAAGTTGGAGATAGTGCAGAAGCATGGGCAAAATCTATTGGTAAATTGCTTGCAGGTAAATATCCTGCTGATATTTTAATTCTTGATTTTAGTCAACTGAGACCTGCTGGTGAAAGATTAAAAGGTTATGGATGGATTAGCTCAGGTTGTAATGCTATTTCAAAAGCTTATGTTGCAATCGCTAATATACTTAATGGTAGAGCTGATACTCTTCTTACCAGGATGGATATCTTAGATATTATTAATCATCTTGGAACAATTTTATCTAGTCGTAGAAGCGCTGAAATTGCTCTTTTTGATTATGGTCAACCAGAATGGGAAGAGTTTGCTATAGCTAAAAAAGATTTTTGGTTATATAATCGCGAACATCGTCAACAAAGTAATAATAGTTTAGTATTTAAAGAAAAACCAACGCGCCAAGAGCTAAAACATATATTTGATATTATGCAAGAGGCGGGTGGCAGCGAACCAGGATTTATTAATGAACAAGAAGCTCTTAGACGTGCTCCGTGGTTTAAAGGAGCAAATCCTTGCGTCGAAATTTTATTGGGTAATAAAGCCTTTTGTAATCTTACAGAAACAGATATTTCCAAGTTTAAAGGTAATACTGCCGGATTACACGATGCGATCAGATTGGCTGCCCGGGCAAATTATCGTCAAACCTGTGTTAATCTTAAAGATGGGATCTTACAAGAAGCATGGCACCTTAACAACTATTTCTTACGTCTCTGTGGTGTAGGTTTAACAGGAATTGCAATGCGCCCCGATATGAATAGTTATGACTATGAATATTTAAAACGTACAGCTACATCAGCAGCTATTAATATGGCTGATGAATTAGAGTTACCTCGTCCTAAAAATATAACATGTATTAAACCTAGTGGTACACTAAGTAAAATTATGGATTGTACAGAAGGCGTTCATAAACCATTAGGTAAATATATATTTAATAATGTACAATTTAGTACTTATGATCCAATTATTCCATTATTACGAGCGGCTAAATATAAAATAGTAAATCATCCTACAGATCCTACTAGTGTACTAGTAACATTTCCAGTAGAATGGAATAATGTACCATTTCATAAGAGTAATAGTAAAGAAGTTAATCTTGAAAGCGCAGTGCATCAACTTGATAGATATAAACTATTACAGACTAGTTGGACACAACAAAATACATCAGTAACAATTAGTTATAATAGTAGTGAAACTAATGATATTATTGACTGGTTATTAAATAATTGGGATTGTTATGTAGGTG